GCCAAAACGTGTTGTAATACCATGTCGTTCGATGCCCGCCAGCGACAGGTAAGCCAACCTGGGGCAACAGAAGTTGGAGTGGTAATAGGTATGTAGGGTACTCTGTTTTTGTGTTGAGGATAGCACAAGCGGCAGAGTGGGCGTTCTGGCGACTCTGAGCTTCATCCCCATCAGGTGCGAACATTGCAATACGCTCCTGCTGCAAACCACCAATTAAGCCCCCTCCATTCGAAACCACCACAACGGCCATTAGGCTTAACACTTTATCCGCCAACGTCATCCCCCTTTCAAATTCGAAGAGCGGGTCATCGACAGAAAACCGGCGTGCAGTTATCTGGATTGGGGGTCGTCGTATATTCCCCATATCAGCAAGATACTTAAGGTAGTGAGCCCAGTCGACGGAAATCAGGTCGGGCTTCCCGACTTCGGCACACAGCCGGAGCACCAGCCCTTTAGAAATCCGACCAACACGACCGGCCCTCTGTGCAACTATAGCGCGTGGGGACGGTCGTAAGTGCATCTTGTAGGCTCGCTGATAGCACTCAGTGCGGTTCGTTCCATTCCTAGACCTGATCAAGGAGACGCCCGAATCTATTAAGAGTGCCGGGGGTGGCAATATGTTTATTCCATTGTCCACAACTGTAGTGGCAAAAAGAACCTGTCCCACGGACGGGTCACCTGTCCCAGCTGTTAGGATACTTGAGGTAAACCCTAGGTTAACAACAGCATTATGCCATGTCTCCAACTGTGCCCGCGATGGGTGAATGACCAGCACCCGAGAGGATGGCTCAGGCAAGAGGGTATGGAGAGATTCTAAAACGTTGACCATATCTTCAATTAAAACACGCTCCTCACGTTCAAATCGGTTGACAGAGGGGGCATGGGCAATCTTCGTCTTTGCCAGACAAAAGGGGCCCTCAGGTGTAGCCGTGACAGCCACGAATTTCTTAGGCCCAATAACGTGCTCAATAATTATCGTGGAGAACGGTGCCGCATGGTATTCGTCCCCAATGATCGTTGTGCCCCACTCCAGGATCTTAGGGTCTCCAAGGGCAGCTGTATAGGTGCAAACCACCAACCTTACATAGTCTCCCAGCTCAAAGGGATCTCCAGCACGGTGCAGGTGGATCGCTCTCCTCTCCAGGAAGTCGTTGGTATAGCTCTGGACAAGCACGTTGTAAGGCACGAGTAATACAACGCGAGGTTCGAGGAAGTGAGAAATCAGAGTAGCAATCATTGAAGTGCTTTTGCCAAGACCCGTTCCGCCTGTTATCAAATCATGATCAAGGGTCTGAGTTCCAAACCCAACCCCCGCCAAGAAGGGGATCCATGGATTAGACTCCGCACTCAGCGCTTTTAAGACTTGAGTTTCGACGGTAGAGCGTACATGCCACAAGTACGTCAAGGCATCAACCGCTACCTCCAAATAGCCTGCAAGGGAAAAGACGCCAATCCAATGGTCGGTCAACACTCGAGGGGTAAGACCCGCCAGGATTGCGGCAACCTGCTTCTGCACTAGATATTTGTCACGGGGCGTAATATTCGCAATTGCGATACTCGCTGTACCTGTCGCAACCCAATACGCCAACCCCAAGATAGAGTAAACCTGATCAAGGTAACGAACCCAGAAAGAAAATAAAAGTACAACGATGCCAATTAGGGGAACAGAAACCAACCGGTTCATCACGACGTCGATAATCGTGTACCAGAACAAAAGGCAAAAGAGACGGCCCTGGACGGCGTCGTTTGATATCCAATACTTCTTGTCGGCATCCGGAACTGAATCAGCCGAAAGAGAAGCCCACAACACTAAAACACGTGGGCTTGAGAGCCTTATGAGGAACGATTGAAGATCCGTGGCAGAGGCAAACGGAGATTTACGAATTTCACTGCGGAACTCTGCATCGCTCGGCAGTCTGCCATTGCGTCGACAAAACTTTCGGAGTATGAACATCTCGACGATATAATCATACGACATGAATGGCCGGGAAAAAGCAAGCTCATGTGCCTCCGGTGATAATGTTTTAAGGGCGTGTGGAATATTGTCGAAAAACCTTTGACCCCGTACAAGACCCAACCGAATTAAATCAACAAATGGTGTGGAGAACCGTGCATACGGCACCACCTTGTTCCACCGCTTATGTGCAGGCCGTTGCCGGTTCCAAACCTCGGGTTTCGTCCATAAACGGAAAACCTCAAAATACGACTTCAAGGGACGTGCTTTCAGCCACCGTCGATTGGCACGGTCAAAACGCCTGCAATATTCCAACACTGCAGGCGATGCGGGGTCTTTAGATCGAGTGCGCGCCATTGCTTGCCTAAGGAACCGGGAAGTGTACTCGGTCCCAAAATGTGGGTGCACTGAGTTGACGTGCCCCTCAGAAGAGTGGCCAATTGTCCAGGCAAAGTCGGTGTAAAAACAGGACATGAGCTCCGTCGCAGCCTCCATGTAATCCTGCGCAACCAATGAATATGTTTCAGGCGAGTGGGCAGTCAGCAGTGCGTGCCCAGTAGCCGACTCAACGAGGACCTGACAAGCCCTGAGGATGTTTGTCGTCATGCGGTCGGACCGATAAGCACTCCGCATGAGCATCAGTCGTTGAGGGGAGTGACGCAGCGGGTGTGTAGGCGGCGCTGTGCCCACGGCGTCATACATATCAATGTCGGTCTCAGACAGCACAACGGCTTCAAGGTGGATCACTTCCTCGACTACATCCGTTACATTGAAATTGAACTCAACTCCGAACATATCCCGGCAGTTGGCTAGCCACTCGTGCAATCGTTCGGCATGCTCTTTCTTCAAACCCAGAATGGCGTCATCAGAGGCATTGCCGATGGTAACATGTTTGAAAAAGTCTGCTGGTGGCACATTAAAAGTCTTAGAAAAAGAAGCGATGAGGACGAGCCGTGTCCAATCACGGTTGTCGGGTGTTGTTGCCGCAGAACCGGTACCACCCCCGCCTGTCTTTCGGATCACCTGGCCACTCATCAAGTTGACGATCAACCCGTGGCATAAGGCCTCATAATATGCGTGCACAATCGAGACAGCTGCACGAGCATTAAAGACGTTGGCATCTTGTATGCCACGCTCATATAGCCGAACTGAGCCAATAGTGGCTACTTCGGCGGCCACAGTTGAATCGAACGCGCGACCGTCGATCCTCGCAACGAAGTCTCGATCCTCGGATATTTTGTTGAAGACATAATTAAAGGCACCCTCGCGCCGAGGGATCTGGTTAAGAACCAAATAGTCGATCGGAGCCACTCTCTTAGTACGCTCCAGAAGCAAAGTGTTGACGGCAGTTGCTGTTATACGGTCACCGGCAGTTACCGTCCGCAACTTCGATCTGTCTTCCAGCTTCGACAGTGCGACCACCTGAGCCTTCGGGAAACCATGGAAACCCACTTCAGGGAAAACACCACCGTTCAGGATAGCTTGTGCTGCCCGGTTAATGGCCGCATACCACGCAGTGCGTTGAAGTGTTGCGCGCTGTCGGATCACCGGTAGAAACGGTAATCCGGCGGAATATTTCCACACAGAGGCAGACAGGACGGCGCCGACTGTCATCGGCTTAGGCAGCTCATATATGTCCTTATACTCCTCATACATGGCATCAGCGGTCTCGCGTAACAGCAGACGATCCTCAACGGAAACAACAGGTCGTGGCACCACATACCGATCAAGAGAGGACTGAGCAGTGAAAGCAGTGGCTAAGTACGCCTGGTCTATCGCAATCTCATTACCCAGCGCCACCGACTGGATATACCGCTCACGCTCTCTCGTGGTCTCAACAAAGCGGGTGCGGCCCTTATCCACCCATTGCTCATACTCGTGGAGCCCATAGGTGGTGGAAGGGAAAAACACTTCACGTGAAGGTGCCGACCGGAAGAGGGTGTCGACATCAGCCCCCGGAACCCCTCGCATCAGCTCACACATCCGACTCGACCAGTCCCCATAGTCAGCACTAGGTCTAAAGTGGGAGACAGGCAGCGAGAAGAACATCTCCTCGGCTCGTGTCATCTTCGCCCGGGCTTTGTGCCATAGCAGAGCCCAGACAGCCTTATGGTTAACCCTATGCCGAGGGTCAACAGATGAGAGGACATCCAAGGTGATGGAAGTTAAGAATAAGAGATCAGCTTTCGACATGGACGTGTGGTGCTGAATGACGGACAGCACCATCGACCCCGCGATAGAGCCCAATGACGCCACTACGGCCGACATCTTCTCCAGCAACCGGCCCATCGCGTCGACCACCTCTGTCACCCAAGGGAGCTCCAAATGTGCATGCTCCCTGAACTTCACCCATTGGAAAGATAGCCAGGCGAGGCCGTTGCGAACAACTGCAGTACGCTCGAGGTAAAACTCGTGTGCGGCTGTTGTACTCTGCAGCCCTGCAATTGCAAACTCTCCCGGATCATCGTTTATAAGATCTCGGTTCCCCAAGAAGGCACCAATCGTGGCAAGCGAGTGGTGCAACCCAAGTTTCTCAGCTTCCGCAACACCGACAGCGAGAGGGCCTACCAGGCTCATCAGGCCTTCATCAGGTTCGCTGTTCTGAGAGCTCGGGCCCCCATACACATATTGGACGACTTTAAGAAGAAAAGGTGACTCCTGGACATAAGGGAGACAAATTAAGGCTTCAAACCTGGGCCGACGGTCAACAAATTCAACGGGTTCATCAGCGATAAGCTGACACAAATCAGCCAAACGTCGGAAGAAGGTGTCGGGTAGGGCATCCGTTCGCCGCGGGGAGTAGATGTAGGATATGATCGCCCACCCTTCATAGTAGAGCGTATGGTCCTCAACCCGCGGCCAGTTGCCTTCGACGACGTCATAAAAGTGGGCGAACCCAATAAACCCCATCTCATTCTCAAGAAAATAATCGTAGTTGAGCTTGATCCAATCGGTGTCGTCTGGAGCTGGCCCCAAAGGGTCAGCAAGTGTGGTAGTCAGAGATTGCGAGGAGTGAGCAGCAACAAGACCAGAAAGGATAGCCCACACCTGATCCTTCGGCATGGTCGAGGGGGCATCTTTGACAAAACGGTCAAATACCGACTTGACGGCCTCAGAATCAAGAGCATCCTCAGAAGCCAACCTAACCACCTCGTGGTCGATCTCCTGGACCAAAGAAGCTAAAGCGTACTGCGACATACCAAAGACAAACCAAAGTCTATAAAATTGATGAGAGTCTACTGTCAAACACTAAAGTATACTCGGGAGAAA